GCCGGACGGCGACGCCGGCTACGCCGCATTCGCCCCCGGCGGTATTTGGGACCCTGTCAAATCAACGGTAGAAAGGGGCGCGTCCGCTGCTCTTAATTGGATCACTGGTGCCGCTGACGCTGTGTCCTCGATTTTCTCCGATCCGATCGGAGCTGTTGAGACTGTCGTCAAGATTCCGGTTCACAAGCTTCTTGATTCGTGGGGCGGTGATGGGGCGAAGCCGTTCTTCGATGCCGGAAAGGCGGGCGTGGACAAGACCATTGATGCGCTCGGTGACTGGGTTAAAGATCACATGCCTGTGGTCGGCGGATTCGGTGGCGGAATCGGTGCTATTGGTGCTGCCGCCGGCGACCTCGTGAATACTGCGCGTCGCGCTATCGGTACACCGTATGTTTGGGGCGGCGTCTCCCCGGGCGGCGGACTCGATTGTTCTGGTCTTGTCTATTGGGCACTCAATGCTATGGGTATTCACGTGCCGCGTCTCACGGCGGCCGGATATCAAGCAATGTCATCCCCCGGTAACCCCATGGTGCCCGGCACGCTCCTGTTCTGGGGATACCCGGCCCACCACGTTGCTATCGCCTCCGGTAACGGCATGATGGTCGAGGCGCCGACTTTCGGTATCCCGGTGCGTGAGGTTCCAATCTATGGTGGGCCGTCCGCGGGGAATCTCCGCTACGATAATGGCGGATTCCTGCAGCCCGGTCTCTCAACGATCGAGAATAAGACTGGCCGTCCGGAGCCCGTTTTCACGTCAGCCCAGTGGGAGAAAATGGACAAGCTCATCAGCCTTCTGGAGAATCGCGCGCTCGGCCCCGACGTACTCGAAATTCGAGATGTAGACAATGATCTTGTGGGGCGTATGCAGGTAGAGGCAACGTCGGCCATAGTAGACTATGACCGAATGAACCGATAGAAACCATTATGACGGAAAGCGCAAAATAATGCCGATTACGGGATGGATTGCTACACACACGGGGCTGCCGTCAATAATGGCTACCGGCAAAGAGCCCGTTTATGCGGGTGATCGTCTTTTTGCTGTCCCTGGGATGGCTCGCGACAAGCGGCCGCTTACCGGTAGGGCGAAAATGATTCGCGAGCTCGAGGGCCCCAAGCTGACTGAGCCGGTGACAATGATCCTCTCGGACGCATATGCTGTGCCGGGCACTACAATAAAATACACCCAGGGCGACTCCTCGGTCACGTTGACTCGCCCTGAGGTGGAGTGGTGGCGTGGTATGGTGAGCGGCCTCAACGGGCGCACCGTCCCGGGGCTCATCTGGGAGGAGGCTCAGGATAAAAGAGAATGGTCCTCTCCGGTTTCGAGATATAACTCACTTATCGCCAGGTGGCCGATGCTGGAAGTGGCCCGCACTGGAGGCGGACAATTCGTCCTAGATGACCCGTCACACGTTAACAATGTTTGGGAGATCTTGCAGAAGCGTGAGCCGCTTATTCTTACGCCCGGTGCCCCCGCCGACGTTCTCCCGTCACGATTCATCACCGTAGACAAGGTCGACAGTGCCAGGATCACGGGAGACGGCATTATTCGGTGGAACGTTAAATGGCATGAGCTCCCCGAGGATTCCCCAATGCTTGTCGGCCCTCACGCTGGTTGGGGAGCAGCACCATGTGTTACTTGGGGTGAATGGCGTGAAGTTGACAAGGTTTGGAAGTCGCGCACATATATTGAGATTTGCAAAATGATTGCGGGAATGCCATGAGAAACGGCCCCACGTTGGCCGCCCTTTCAGACGGCCTCAGCATCGGCGCGAGAATCGATATCATTCGAGGCGGCGAAGTTCTCAAAACTGGGATTCCCGCCTCCGAGGTAAAAGTCGAATGGTCTTCGTCGAACCGCCAAGTTCCGGGCGCGCTGTCTTATTCTTGCCCAATGTCTTGGGTTCCGGAATGGCCGTTGGACGCTCTCAACAATTTCGGACAGCGATCCATGGTTACTGCGCTTTATGAGAATCGGCGCGGTGATTATTGGGAAATTCCGCTCGGCGAATTCGTCAACATGGAATGGTCCGTGTCGAAAGAAAAGGTGAATGTTTCCTGTAAAGATTTGACGCAGATTCTTGCCGATAATCCGAGGCCGTGGCCGTCCTCCCCCGCCGCTGGCGCCACTTTACTTTCCGAGGCCAATGAGCTTGCGGAATATGTGCGAGTAAAACTGGAGGACGACGTACGGGACGCGCCCATCCCGCGTACCACGCAATGGGGAAATTCGCGAATCGAATCAATCTATAAGCTCGTCGAATCGCGGGGTTGCGGTATTCGTAGCGGAGCTGACGGAATGTTGCACATTTTCAAGCTCCGTGACAAGACTGCCCCTGACGAGATTTACACGTACGAGTCCGGTTTTCTTTTGGAGGCTCCGCGTGCCCCGAGGTCGGGCGGCCGGCGTCCGAATAGGTGGTACGTCACCGGCAGTAAGCAACAGAGAGCTCAGGGCGAGCAGGAGGAACGGTGGACGGCGGAACGCGAAATCACCGATCCTCCATACGAGCCCGCCGGCTACGGTTGGGTTACGTCGCACAAAGAATTCAGCGCCGCAAGCTCGGCGAGAGAGGTATCCGAGGCCGCAGACACGTACATGATTCAAGACATTTCCTCTCGCTCTTCCCGATCTTTGACGATTATTCCGGATGCCCGTATTGAGGTCGGGGATATTATTGGTGCGATTACTGAGCATGGTGAGCATATTGCGGGCCGTGTCACGGCTTACAGTCTTCCATTGTCTGATCCGTCCGCTACAATGAGAGTGGACATAGAGGTACTGGGAGAGTAAGCGGGCATCATGGTTAAACCGTCACTATTGCTTGACACGGCGCCACGAAACGGTGGCGGCCGCAACAATAATAATGTTATTGTTCAGCAATCCTCAGTATCGTGGACGTACGGGAAAATCACTGGCACGTCCGCCACCGATTCCACGCTTCCGTCAGGCTGGGTGGAGGTGGGAATCCCCTACAGCAATCCAACATCGCATGCTGTCGGCGAATCCGATGGGATTGCCACATGGATCGGCGCCCGCGTACTCGTCATCATTGACTCGTCCGGCCGTGTAGTCAAGATCAGTGACCCTATCGCTGAGCCGCCTTCCGGGGCGAAGGTTGAGAATCTCGGACATACCGGTAAAATTCTCAGCCAGGCAGCAAAAGACGCTGAGCGGGCTTTCAAAGAGGCCGACGCCATTCGTGACCGAGCGAACAAGGCTGAAGGTGCTGCGAACAAGGCGGCAAAAGATGCGGAAAAAGCTGTCCAGATTGCGGAAGCTAACCGGCCGCCCGTAGTAGCCCAGACCGCGCCCGAGAATCCTGTCACAGGGTTGATTTGGTATGTCACAGATAATGCTGGGCATATTACTGACGTGCGTATTTGGGATGGTACACAGTGGGTGACCAGGACAATGGTCGCCGGCAGCATTCTCGTCCCCTCGTCCGTAGGGAACGTCTCGCTCGCTGACGGTTCTGTGTCTGCCCGTAACATTTACGCGTCCGGGGAACTCTGGGCCAAAATCGCCGCATTCGCGTCTGTCACCACAGAAATGCTGACTGCCGGAAACGCAACATTCAACGCGGCAAAGGTTACCGGCGACCTCATCGGTAACAGACTTATCGGTGGCGAACTTTCACTCGTTGATACTGAACCGACGTCGGGCGAGAAGAATATTCGATTCGGCCTCGGCAGCGAGTACGAGTTCTGGGAGTCTATCTGGTCTCCCAAAATCGCGACTGTCGAAGAGCTCGAGGGGGGCACGCGATTCGTTCTGACAGACAGGGATCGCCCTAATCGTGGCAATGGTGCGCAGATGGCAATCTACGACATTGCTGTTGCGAAACCAAAAACGTACGGTATTGCCGGTGAGGGCGTTGGCAAAGTCGAGGGATATATTCTTTTCACCCCGTCATGGAACGGCCGTGCGATTCTCACAATCAACATTGGCAAGAATAGGATTATTTCTGTTGACGAGGAGGCGACGGCCGGGAAGCGAATAAGATTCGATTTCACGCTCCCCGACGGCACGTGGATCCAAGACACCGACACGCCTTTCTACATTAGTGCCCGCACGAATGACGTTTTTACGCCGGGAATGCAGCTTGGAATCATTTATTCCATGTACGTGTCATGGAAAATGAGCCGCTCCTCCGGTTTGCATATTTTCCGTGACGACGAGGGCGTAGCGAAAATACAGATCACCGACCGTCAGGGCGGCCAGCTCGTCATGGACACGAATGGCGTGGCCTATGACCCGCCGGGGTCGGCCCCGCCTCACTCGTCGTCATGGCGTACTTTCACGGAGCCGCCTTTCGCCCACATGGCAACAAACAACGCGCACTTGTGGACTGTGAAAGATAAATGGACTCAGGTCCCGGTCGGGTCGCAGGAAAAGATCGTTCGTGGCGGAATGCAGGTAGACGGTATTGAAATCATTATTCCGCAGAGTGGGCTTTATCGTCTAGACGGCACAACATGGTACAGGTCATCATGGGCGGGATATGTTGGTGGCACTAGGGTCGCTCGCAGTAACGATGTCGAGTACGGCGTTTATATGTATGCCGCGTTGAACCATGGCCTGTGGACTGCGTTGCAGGTGACCGGGGTGAGGCGCCTGAATGTCGGGGATCGGATTGCGCTTTATACGTATCAGAATATTGACGAGGGTACAATTATGGATTGGGGCGAGATGACGGTTAGCTGGCTCACCTACTGAAAATTGTGTGACAATATTTTTAGGAGAAAACAATATGCCTAACACTAGGTGGACCGGCGGTATCGTCCCCACAGTAGACGATAACCTTATTGAGGCCTGGGACGCGTATGACGATTCCGCTGGCAGGGTTATGCCAGCGGCGTCCATGGCGGCAGCACGGGTTATGCTCGCTGCCGCACCGTCTGGGGCAGTCTCAAAAGCACGCCCCGCCGTTTTTATCATTGACGACATTCTGTACACGGCCGACGGCTCCAAGGGGGGCGACGGGTCGTTCAACATTAACCCAGCGAATTCGTTCAGTGGTGTGCTTTACCGTCATCGTGATAATACGAACGGGCGTGGACGTTCGACGTCGGATCACACCACTTACACGTGGGGTGATGGTATCGTTACTTTGCCGATCAAGAGTCTCATGGAGTTCTCGCTTGATGTGTGCGTGAGTATTGCGCACGAGGATTATAATTCCGAGGCCGAGAAAGATAAAGCGGTCGGCTCGTATTTCTTCGGGTTCAAGCTCGATAACCGGGGTATTTGGCAGACCGAGATTCAGTACAATCGCACGTTCATGACCCATCATATGCAGTGGCGCCTTTCCGTAGAGGCCGGTTCTCACAGGGTTGCTTACACTACGGCGGGTAGTTATGGTGCTGACCCGTACTGGCATTACGATGGTGGCGTTTTCCCTGGCACCGTGTTTACGGTGGCTACCCTTGGCGCGACTCGCGTTGACCTGTAACCGATAGAATAGTTCACTATTAGAAATAGGTGATAATAATATGACTAAGGTCATAGCGACGGTTGTGAATGCTGCCGGCAAGACAGTCAACGCAACAATGAGCGTGCGCCCAGAAACCGTTTATACGTCCGACAATATTACGACAGTCCCCGCCCCCGTGCGTGGCGATGCCGATGACAAGGGCAGGATTGAGGTTGAGGTAGACGCCAGCCATGGAGGCAGATGGGCAATTGTCTTGAATGTTGCCGGCGTTTGGGCGCGCGAAGTTCGAGGGGCAGAGTTGCCGGCCTCCGGTGACGTGCAGGTGACCTCCCTGTCAGCATGGAACGGCGGCAGTACCCCTGATCCCGGCAATCCCGGTGGTGGCGGCGGCCAGGGCAACGGTGGCAAGATCACAGTCAGTGACGATGGTCTTACCTGGACCTACGGAGAGTGAGAAAGCACAATGGCAAACGTTACTGGGTACACTAAGGCTGGCGTTGACAAGCTGGTCGCTCCCTTGTTCTCTTCAATCTCGCCTTTCACGGTCGGCGAACACTACTATTCCCCGGTCACGTATTTCTGGCCTGACTTCTATAATGAGGGCCAGGCCGGAAAGGTTTCAAAGTGGGCCAAGACATTGGCTTACGGGAATGCGCTCGGCTACGTAATCATGAACCGCTCTACGGGCGATTGGTCTGCCAAAGATAACGACTTTCTCACCCAGGCGCAGCGCGCCCAGGCGGCCGGGGCAAAGAGGGTGCTTTGGTACATTCCTACCCGCTACGGCGTCGCATCGCTCGGCAAAGACGACGCCGCTAGGAATGGTGTGCCCGACCCGGACAAGTTTACGCGCGAATACATTATGCAGCTGTGCGCTAACCTGCGCTCCCAGTACGGGGATCTTTTCCAGGGTGTATTCTTGGACGAGGTAATCAACGGCTGGGGGGCGCAGTCCGGACGAGTCGGTTGGTACGGTGACCTCATCGGCGAAATTCGACACACCTACGGCAAGAATTTCACAATCGCCATCAACCCTGGCAGTAACATTACTGAGGCCGTGTGTGCGCTCGATTTCGACGTGTGCATGAGCTTTGAGAACACTGCCGCCAAGTATTTGACGGATGACCCTAATAGCCCGATCGCGAATGATGTGATGCGAGCGCAGCCTTCCACCAAGTGGTGGCACGTCGTCCATGGGGTTACGAAAGAGAATTTCCGACAGGTCATTGACCGTGCCGCGTCGTTCGGCGTGTCGCATTTGTATGTGACCGACGGTGAACTAGTGCAGGGTGAGGGCGGCCAGTGGGTTCCCGAGAAGAACCCTTATCAGAATCCTCCGTCGGATTGGATCATGGAGCGCGTGGTCGCTTGGCATGGCGGCTACCTCGGCCTGGCTGAGCGTGTTGCCGCGTTGGAGGCGAAGGCGGCCCCGGCCCCGGCCCCGCAGCATGGCGCCTGAGTGTTTCACGTGAAACATTCCCTCTCACCGCGATTTCTGCGGTGAGAGGGAATGTTTTCATGCTCGACGCACAAGACTATAGCCCCAGGCGTTGGTAGTCTCCTCCGTGCTCGCGAGCAATATCGTCCAACACGGCCATGAGATCAGAGCGCGCATCGTCCTGAACGGTGATAGACGGTGAGTTTAGGATTGAGTGAATCGTGCTGTCGATCTCTCGGAATCGGCGTGTGGCAATAGCATTATATTCTGTATCGTCCCATCGTCGTGCTAGACGACGCGCAAGATTAGAGGTGTTCTGGCCGTTTGTTTTATGGCTATTGCCCACAATGCTCAGCGGCCAACCGTAAATGATCCATTTACTGATAGCGCCGTCGTCAGTGTTTTCTACGACGACGTCAATTACGGCGTCATTGTAGGGATTGCACCATTCCAAATGGGCAGTCATGCGCGACTCGTCAATATCGCACACGTCGGGCTTCGGAAGCCACAACTGTGTGAGGCTAATCTCGTGTTCGATCTCCAGCATGGGGCTATTCGTTGTCATGAGACGCTCCGCAAAAGTAGGTTGCAGCGCATCGCAGAATGCTCCGGACTGCAGGATTCCCCGTGAGTCCACCCTGCTGACACGCCGCGCCTCGTCGTCACCACAACACCATCATCGGTGACTTCGATCTTCCCCGACAAAGAGTCGATAACGGTAACTCCCGTGCAGTCGGAAATGCGAAGCGCCGCGATAGTGTCCCGCAATTCCCTGGCAATAGCCAGCGCGATTTCCCGCCGATCAATCTTACTCATTATTCTACCTTCATGGCCGATGGTGTGACACCGATCTGCCCCTGATAATGTGACCCCAATCCATTGGTGCCGTACGGCATGCTAGCCGGCCTGTCCAGGTCCTCGAAAGCAATCTGCGCAATCCTATCCCCAGGGAAAAGACGTGCGGGCTTACTGGAGTGCAGGTTAGCGATTTCCAGGGTCACGTTTCCCTGGAATCCTGGGTCAATGTATCCCGCGGACACGTGTACGAGAATGCCTCGTCGTGCCCATGACGATTTGCCTTCCACCCTGGCGACTAGGTCGGCGGGTACGTTGACCTTTTCCTGGGTGGACGCAAGAATAAACTCACCCGGCAACAACTCGTAACCATTCTCATCGATGGTGATGTTTTCGTCGCCATGACGGTAGGTGATAATGTTTTCGTCTAGTCGTACTTCTACCGACGCCGGTTGAATGGACAGCGGTTTGCGCCAGTCGGAGATGAGCTCACCCCAATCGATTCTGCGTCGGAGAGTGAAATCACTCAGTGTGGCCATTCTGGCAGCTCCCGTCTTCGTTTTCTTCGATCATATGGACCGTGTAACCTTTATCACGTAGAATTGCTTCGGCTTCAAGAGCAAGGGCAAGCTTCTCGCCCGGGATGATTTCTATTTCGTCTTCACTACGCTCCGACACCATGATCGCACAGACGTACGCACAATCGTCCAATGAATCACTATAAGTGATCACATACTTACCCACCTCATTCGCATATGTGCACCTAGTAAAAGTGACTCTTCCTTCCTGCCACGAACGCAAAGCAAGTGTCACTCCCTGAACATGCTGCACGGTACGCATAAGCTGACGGATCGCGGCGGACGGATCGGTCGAATAACTCCTGATAGTGAAGTTGCAGTCGGTGGCATGCATGAACGCAGCCGCACCCCACTGATCACCACATTTCGCCAAATCAACGAAAACAATCTCAACAATATTCTCCACAATACTCACGTTTCCGGAATATAGTTGTTAAGGTGATCGTGTGAAATGGCGGACATGAACTCTGTGAGCCGGTCCCGCACTTCCCTGGCACGCTCCTCTGGAGTGAGCTGTCTATCAATAGTGTCCCAGTAGACGCCTCGCAGAATCGCGATCACCGTCTGACTTCCCTGCTCGGCGACGAGTTCACGCAGATACCACGCCGCTTTCCCCATGTCAACATTCTCGTCAGCACCATCCTTGTGGCCAGCCCTGAAAATGTACTTCAGAGCACTGCCAGTCAGATAGTCTTTGTTGCGAATGAAAGTAATGGGCTCAGGGTTGAGAGTCGCGTAGTGTGATGGGTGAATGACTTCGTTCTCGTGCACATTATCCTCGGCACCCCCGCCATTCTTTTCTGTGGTATCGAAAATGTCATCGCACTTCTCTGTGACATAGAGAGTGTCATCACAGAGAGTCAACTCGTAGCGCTGCTCGTCGAACGTGAGAAACGCTTCCCCGCCATCTTCGTTCTCATACCAAATGCACCATTCGCCAGTGAAATACCTACACGCCTTCCTGACGGGTGCATCATAATCGTCGGAAACATGAAAGCGAGCTGGCCTGTCCGTGAATTTCAGTTCATAACCAGGATCAATCTGATAGCCTACGATTCGCCGTCGATACCAGCCGTCGCGCTTGTGCTCCAAAGAAACGCAACGACGACTCCAACACTCTATCCGCCATTCACTACTGAGATAACGACGGACATGCACCTCCCAGAAACCATCATGCGGCACTACCTTTGAAACATACTCGTATATGCCATTCGGGTAGTAAATCTTCTCGAACTCATCATCTACGGGTGCCACTATATAATCTCCTCTCTCTGTCTGCGTGATCGAATAGTCGTTGTACCTGAAATAGCGCCTATGCTCTACACCGGCATGAACAGAATCGAAACCAATCCCATAATTGTCGCCGGTTTGTGCTATAAGTCTCTCTCTGCTACCGTCCGGCAAGTGCAGCCAAACCGGCTTCAAAAACACCGTGTCCGTAATTGTTCACGCTATTTCAGTTACCGATGGTGCCGACCGTGGCGAAGTATGCGAAAAACACCTGAAGCCACCAGAAAGCACGCCATGCAAGGGACAGTCCAATAACTCCGACAATGAGGGCGACTGCGCCCATTGCCATGCCCTCCCCGGTAGACCGCGGCCTGCGAAGCCACGCCATGAAACGATTCGTGGG